GTGCTGCCAGTCTGCGAGGTCTTCAAGTTTTTTAACTCATCATGGCGAATGGAATTTGTCAACTCCATGGTTCGCATATAAACAGCATAGATTTCTGCAGGAGTAAGCATGCTCAATTCAATTTTATAAACGTTTTCGATAACCCATTTTGCACCTTTACGCATATAGGTTCTAACATTTTTTTCTGCGCCTTCCATGTAGGCTTCGAATTCGCAGTTCTCGTCCCATGTCATCGGGCGCGCTTCTAAGATGATTTCTTTACCTTCCATCTTCCATACCCCCGTGCTTAATATTCAGCTACATCATTTACCAAGGTGATGACTACTGCACTTTTTTGAGCATTATCCTTGAAGAATGCGTTGTAGTTGAGGTTCAGCATTACGCCAGCAGGACCGTCAATTGCAGGAGAATTTTTGGCAAATTTCAGTTCCGGAAGCAAAATGCTAAGGGAATAATCTTCACCGTACTTAGCAATCAGTTCCATAGAAGTGGTAATGTTTTGCTCAGCTTTGTCGAGAAAAGTCGCATCTTCAAAATAAGCTTCGATACTGCCAGAAGCAGTTGCCAAACCTTCACAAGCTGCCTTGCGGTAACCTTGGGAGCCGATGGGAAATTTATCGCCGTCAAGGTTGTTGGAGAAACGGAAGTCAAATTTGTTGATAACGGTAGTATCAGCACCGTCAACCTTTGCGGAAAGATGAGTATTGTTAATGCGGTTCATCTTAGCTTCTACAGCATTCGGACACATAGCAGAAGCTTCCACAGTTTCCTTTGCACCCATGATATTGTTGGAGAAGGTCAACTCACCGTCACCACCAAAGGAGAAAGAAATTTCATTAACCTTGCAACCGGTAGTTCTAATGAACTGACTAATACCAGCAAAAGTTTTTTCCATGGTGAAGCTGGGAATGTTGTCTTTAACGACAAAAACGTGTTGGTACTTACCATCAACATTGGTAGTGGTAGGTTCACCGAACGCAGCCTTGAGCATATGACCGATAGCGGTGTAGTCGGTCGGGTTTACCATTTCACCGTTCACATCGTGATTGCCATAGATAGCTTCCACAGGGTTTCTGTCAGCTCTAATGGTTGCAGGGTCAGTAGCATTTTGGCTGCTGACAACAGCGTTGGTATTAAAAGGCAATCTAATACCAGTAGTTGCCACATCAGCAGGCATTACGCCATAAGTTTCTTCCCAAGCAATGACGGTACCAGTTTTTGCACCAACGGCGTGAGGACATTTATTAGTCATGTTATTTCACCCTTTCTAAAATTCTTGATAGCCACCGATAGAAACATCAAGTGACCAAACGCAGAACAAAAAGCCTTGCCAAAAATGTGGATTGTTGCCTGGCATTCCGATTACGTTCTGCTCAATTTCATTAGGTGGCATGCAACCACCCTTATATCCATTCAAAGCATCTTGGATCAGCGTCAATACTTCCGACACTCGCTGATGACCAGCCGTGACTTGAACACCTTCGAACACAGCATCATCTTCGTGAATAGATAGCCCGACACCAAATACCGCTTGGTACTGGTGTCTTTTTCTTTCTGCGCCTTCTGCCTTACCCATATCATGGATGAAGCAGAAAGGTGCAAGGCTTTCATTGAGTAAATCGGGTTCTTGGACACCGACTAAAACGGACATCTTTTTCCCAAAATGCATTTCGCAATAACTTTGCAACGTTTCATTGGAATAAATTGTGCTGCCAAGCTTTACTGCGATATTTGTTAAATCTTCATTCTGAAGATATGAGCTCATACCAATCATCCAAATACCTCATACTTTCTTGTCGCAGCCTTTTTAACGAATCCGTCTTTTTCAATGTACTTCTTGACCTTATCAGCCATAAATGTACCGATTTGTGGTGTCACAATTTCCATTGCAGGTTCATACAAAGGTCTCTCCGGAACTTTGATGTGTTTCTTACTTTCGGATAGAGGAACACCTTTGCGAGCGAAATAGCCTCGCAATTGTGGTGTCACGGTACGCCTTGCGCCTTCTTCTTGGATTCTGCCTTCCATGGCAGCAGTCGGAGAAGTCCACCCGATTAAGACAGCACCATCTGCATATTGATAGCCAATAGCGTTGCGTAATTTACCAAGCCACGGGTCAGGAGCTTCTGCGTCAAGTTTTCGGCGTACTCTTTCAAGCGGTGTACGCTTACGCCACCTTGAAGTTATTCGTGAATTTCGACTTAACTTCTTGATTTCACGCTGTACGAACCAACCGACACTTTTGGTCAAACTGCGAACGAACCGAGGATTTTCCCGGAGAAAACTCTCGATGTATGGCGTTACACTATCTCGGACATTAACCTCAATCATAACGACATATACCCTCTTTCATCAGACGTTAGTTTGACTGTTACGCTACCACCAACGCTATCAATAAGTTCAATACCAGCGACATAATATGTCTTACCTTCGTACTCAACCTTATCCTTGCGTTTAGGGTTCGGAACATCTTCAATCTTCACGGTTACGAAGCTATTGCCAAAAACAACTGCAGTATTAGGACTACGCATGAAGCCATTGGTTTGTTGCTGTTCGCCTTCGCCAATCTCAACGATGGCGGGAATAATCACACCGTTGTAGATGATTTTTTCAGCAAAAAGGTCTTCGTTAAAAGTGGCATCTTGGATAATTTTCTTGATAAATGGGTTCATTCTATCCCCCCTTTTATCTCGTTAACCGAGTTAAAACTTTTAATTCAATTCGGTTAATGTATTAAAAAAATAGGGGCAGAATCACCCTACCCCTATTCTTTTTTCAATTACGCATTGATTTTTACCAATACGGGTTCACCATTTGCAGCTGCAGACCAAGCAACGCCTAATTGGGTTGCATCACCAGTCGCAACAACTTTGCCACCGGAAAGGTAAACTTTAGCACCTTGGGTGATAGCAGCGCCTGCGGTCAATTCAAACACGCCTACGGTGGAAACAGCGATAACATCACCAGTTGCACCGCCAGCTTCAGCAACGCCATAGATAGAGCCTACAAGTACAACATCACCAGCGGAAACATCAGCGGTGCAAGTGTAGTCCATACGGTCGCCTTTACGGCGATAGAAAGCTTTTTCATTAGCCATGATTTATATCTCCCTTCGATTAAGCTTTACCAGCATTTTTAACGATGTTGGTAGTAGACAAGAGTTTTACGCCGAAGTCGAGGTACATGCGATATTTCCAGCCAAGAACATCAAAGGAAGTTTGATGTTCGAGAATCGGAGTTTTGTTGCCGTTGAGGAAGTCAACTTCCACACCTTGACCTTTAAGCGCATTGCCAAGCAAGTACCATGCGTCAGGGCTGATTGCATCCAATTCAGGGTCAGAAACAACACGCAGTTTGTTTTTGAACACATTGGTTACACCAGAATGTGCTGCGGACGGGTCAGCCATAGAAGTAATGAGTTGTTCAGCTTGAGGAGCTAATGTAACAGGTACAAGCAAGGTTTTCGGCATAATACGCAAAGTATGTTTGCCTTGCGGGTCTTTCATCAAGCGAAGCAATTTCATGGCTTCAGACAAGGAAGCAGATGCAACAGCCGCAGGAGTACCAAGATTTACATTTTCGGTGAAAGTACCTTTCGCCAATGCTTGATATGCCAAGCGGTTGATTACGATACCCATTTTTTGAGCCAATTGGAACGGCATTTCAGTCATAGCAGCTTGGTCATCATTGATGAATGCTTGGCGAGTGTAGCTGAAAGAACGACCATAAGTATCCAAGCGGACGAAGTTCTTGCTTTCTTTCAGTTTTGCATCGGTGAATTCGCCATTTTCAGGAATTTTGACAGGTTCATCTTCCAAACCGATGGAGACAGTGTAATTCGGACGGAAGTCTTTCAAAGAGCCTTCATATGCCCATTCCTGCCAAGTGGGTTCTGCAGAAGCGAAACCTTGTGCAAGAGTTGCACGAGTTACTTCTGCAAGCAAAGTCGGCAACATGGTAGTGGTCATTGCGCGTTGGAACAATTCATCATCATTCAAACGCATCACATCGTGGTCACCTTTACGCAAGAGCAAATCACGAGCAATACCTTTCATACCCATATTGCGATATTTTTCTGCACCTTCAACACATTTTTCAGGTGCATAGCCTTCGCGCATCAGCAAGCCATGAGCATACAAAGAGCGAAGTGCATTTTCGTTGGAATCATCAAATTTGATGTTAGTGGTTTTTTGCGGTTTGTTGCGTTTTGCTAAAATGCCAACCAATTCACGATTAACTTTGTTGATGTCGGCGCCATCGTTAATCCAAGCTTGACGTTGTTCGTCATCTACTTCATGTTCTTGGCACAAAGCAGAAATTTGAGAAATGCGTTCACGCTCAGCATTTACACCAGCTTCGCGTTCAGCTTCAATGTTTACCGGTTCGGACGCGGTAACTTTGGTTTCGTTTTTTTCTTCATTAGCCATTTGTCTTTCCCCCTTTTTTTCGGAGCCGGCATTATCTTCCGGCATAAAATAGAACGGCATACTACGACCAACACCTACAGTAGAATCTGCAGGTACAGATACGATACTGATTTCAAACACTTCCCAATCAACTGCAATCCATGCAGGACCAGTAATGCCGTCCATGGTAGTTTCGTTCTCGCGAACAACTTCCCACTCGTTAACACGGTAACCAACGGATACACCTTTCAAGAAGCCGTCACGAACGAGATTAAAGATTTTATCAATATCTTCGTTTTGAGCAAATTTTACTTTGGCATAAGCTTTGCCAGCTTCCGTCCAAATGTTCACAGGCTTGCCGAGAATAGCCTCTCGCTTATGGTTAAAAAGCAATGGCATTACATCAGCATTGAAACGAGAAATGTTCATTGCAGTATCGTTGCAACGCAAAATCTCGTCATTGCCCCACCAGTCCGGACAAGGCTCTTCACTCGCAAAAGAAAGCTCGCAAGTGCGTTCTTCTTCGTTGAAGTTTTCGAGCACAGCAGAACGATAACGCGGTAACGCCTGGCGTTCTTCAAGAGGCAGAGCTCGCAGCTGCTCATCAGTCATTTGTCTGGGCATTTTTGCCGTCTCCTTTCTGCGGTTCTTCGATAAGTCCCGCCATTTTTTTAAGTGCATACTCGATAATTATTTGGTCGATTTCGCCTTCGTAGTCCTTGCCTTTCTTAGCATAAATTTCTTTAAGATTAGATTGGCCAGTCTCCAACATAATCTTATTGGCAAGTGCTTCCTTGTACGGGTCAATCCAAGGTAATCCTTGACCAATGAATTCGTGCTTCAAAAATTTACTTGGGTTCTCGTAAAACCCAGCAGGAACTTCCTTCAACGAAATTCTGCCACCCATAATTGCCGACTTCACTACTTCTTCAAACACAAAATCAAGTAAATGTTCAACGATATATTGTTGCTCTTGCTCAATGGTCTTCCAGTCCTCAAGCAAATTTTGGCGTGCGCTGGAATAATTAACCTGGCTAACATCACGACTGACCATTTCGTAAGATAAGCCATGACCAGCAGCAATTCTTCTTACAACAGCAAGGTTGAAATCTGCCAGCTCACTACTTTGGCCAGACGGTACAAGAGTTTTTACATCTTGCCCTTCTTTCAAATATTTAATGCTACCTGGATTGATGCGCTCGCCTTTAGGTGCCTTATCAGCATTACCAACAACTGAACTTCCCACAACAGGTCCTGCGTTCTTTTCAGTTGTGATAAAAACCGCCAAAGCAGCAGTAATTTTTTGTTTAAAGCCTGCAGCATCAAAAAATTCTTCCAAGTCCTTAATCTCATTCAAAGTACGGACGAACGGAGAAATTTCTCTAACTTCACTCGGTCTTGAGTGTTCCGCAAGGTAAATTACACGCTTCGCAGGTATTCGCTCTGGATCCAAAAGAGTTAGTCCATCAGGGCTTGTCTGCTTGATGTAATAAGCTAACTTTTTACCATAAGCGTTGACTTCGACACCGCCAACAATGGGATTGCCAGCCTTTGATTGAATAGACGGACTTTGCAACTCGTCTACTTCAACTACTTGCAGGCGATATGGGATATTAGAACTGGAATCATAAACTTTAACCAGCAAAATACCGCCATCAACAGTTTTTCTGCGTACAATCATACGCAAAATGTCATTAAAGCTATAATTGCCAGTTACGTCACAGTTCCCGGTACGACACCATTCGTGCCAAACTTCCTCAAGCAGATTGTTCC